TCATGGTCCGCGCAAAATCATTTCGTTTGCTCGGCGGTGAGCGGCTTTCATCCGCCTTTCACCGCAGGTCTCGCGCAGCTGGCCAAATGCTGCTGCCGCTCTATCCCAAGCCTGCTCATTGTCGTGTTCGACCATCGCTTCGAACTCCTCGCTCCGGTCGACCTGCTGCAATGCGTTATTGCTGACTACTTCATCGATTGCATTCAGGTAATCGCTCTCGTGAGTTCGACAAATTCGTTCTGCATTCGCAAAATATAGAGCCGTACCCAATGCCATGAGACCCAAAGCGATGGATGTGTATCGAATGAGCGAATTCATAGCTTACCCACCTTGGCAATCACGCGGCCAATAATGCGCAGTTCGTCATCGACGGCGAAGTCATTGGGCACGGAAGGATTGTCTGAAAGAATGGTGACGCCTTCACGCGTCGGCCGCAAACGCTTAATCATCCCGAAGTCGCCGACCGTGCATGCCCAAATAAGATCCCGGTCATACATCGTGTCCTGACTACGGTCGATCAGGATCAGGTCGCCGCTAACTATGGTGGGCTCCATCGAGTCCCCCTGCCCAATAGCCCAGTACAACTGACCGGGCCGAGCGTCGGTAAAGTTCCGCAGCCAAGCGCGGGAGAACACCCGCTTTTCAGGCTCGACATAACCGGTCACGTCGCTCGCGCCCATGCCGTAGCGCATGTCGATCTCCTCAATCTCGACAAGATCACCCGCCTCGATCGGCGCACCGGTATCATCGAGGCGCTGGTTGATCGCTTTAAAGCCCGGGGCAGCGACCATCTGCTCCACTAAAGGGTGACGCTGGCGGCGACCGACAGCGACATACTGAGCGTCAATCCCGAGCGGAGGCAGCTTGGCTAGGTAATCTAGCGTGATCGGTGAGTTTCCGTTTTCGTAGGCTAACTGGCTGTTTTTATTCACGCCAACGGCTTCTGCGCACGCCTTTTGGCTGAGCTTAACCCGCAATCGCTCCTCCCGGAGCCGATCAGGTGCGCCCTCAAACACAGACATATCCTACTTTTTCAGGTTGCATGGCCTAAAATCCTAAGTTAGGGTCCAAATTATTAGGGTAAGATCGAGAGGCCACCCCATGCTTTTAGACCGTATGCATCCGGAGGATGTGAAAGCCGCGATCCGCAAAAGGTACGGCACTGTCGCGCGCTTCGTGAGCGTACATAATCTCCCGACAAGCGGTGTGAGCGACCTCTTCCGGGGACGAACCAGCGCTCGCGTGGCGAACGCGGTCGAGAAAGTGCTGGTCGAGGATGCGGAGTCCAAACATTCGGACAGCGATAGGCGCAGCACCGCCACCGGTAAAGGAGTGGCTGCAGCATGAGCGCGCTGGCCCTTTCATCCACCGATCTCCGCGAGTTCGAAGGCGAAGTCTGCGTGATGGACGTGCGGCTTGGTGAGCGGCTCGGCATGGCGCAGCCGCTGAACATCCGGAACACGATTCATCGAAACCGCGATGAGCTGGCGACGTACGGACCAATTCACACCCGGTGTGAAATGGTCGAGCTCGGCTCCCGCGCCCGCCGCGAGGTGACCGTCTATTTCCTCAACGAGGAGCAAGCGTTGCTGCTGGCGATGCTCAGCCGCAGCCCTCTGGCTCAGGCACTCCGCCGCGAGATCATCACGGTGTTCATGGCGTGGCGGCGCGGCAAGTTGGCCACGACGACGGATGCCGATCACCGCTGGTCGATGCTGGAAAAGCGGCTCGACCAGCTGGAGCGACTGATCACCAGTCAGTCGATGGTTGAGAGCCCGGAGTTCACCAAGGCCGCGACCTATGCGCCGCCGGTCTTCCGCCTCATTCGTGGCGACGGGAAGCCGCGCAGCCAGCGCTATTCCCCGTACTGGCAGGATCACGAGGTCCGCGCCCTGATGATCAGTCTTCATCGGCAGATGACGCTTTGCGATGCGGTGGCAGCGATCGCCGACGAGGTCGGTGCCGATCGCGCGCCCTCGCGAACCGCCCTGCAGCGCATCTGGAAGCAGCTCGACAAAGCGAGGGCCGCGGCATGACCGACACCCAAACTTTCCCGACCGAGAAGCTCGCGACCGTAGGTTCGGGCGGCAAAATCGAAGTTCTCGGGCGCGCCTACTGGTCGCCCAAAATGTGCAATTACATCGGATGGACCGTTCGTGTGATGGTCCCCAAGGACGAGCACGAGGCAATTCAGGTCTGGCGCGGCTCGCACTTTCTCGCGTCTGCCGACCGGATACTCGACCCCGGTTTTGTCGCGTTCGAGGACGCCAAGGCACTCGTCGAACTGCAAGCCGAAATAAGGCGCGTGATTCTCGGCGGGCGCGCACTCAGAGATCCTCACCCAGCGGATCGCGACCGTCGTCGAACGGCCAGTAGGTCGGTCGCTGGCGCAAGAACTCCTCAGCCGCATCTGCGAACTGAGCGAACAGGTTCTCCGGTTCCACCCCATTCGACGGATCAGCTCCATACCGGGCTGCAAGATCCAGCCAGCCCGCGGCGCAGCGAACTCGATATGCAGCCAGTATCAGGAGAGCATGGCGCAACCGCCGATCTGTCACACCATCAAGAGGCAGAAGATCGCCATCTGGCGGGCAAAGAGACAGTTCCCGAACGAGAACCTCGTACTTCTCTTCAAGGTGGTGAAGCTCATCCAGCGATAGCGCGGCGGCTCTGTCGTGAAGGGCGTCCGTGCCCTCGCGTAAGAGCAGCTCTCGCCAGCGGTTCGACAGTGCCGCTGCGTGATAATCGTGACGATCAATATTCATGGTGCTCCCTCGGGCCTGCAAACCGGTTTCGTTGGTTCATTTGCGAGGATAGCGACGCCTGCCTCAAGGCGCATCGTCTACGTGAAACCCCCGTACAAACACCGAAGAAGCGCGGCGCTGCGCGTCTGCTGTCGGCCTTCCTCGACCTGATCTTCGGGAGGCGCGCATGAGCGCCGCGAAAACCCGCGCGCCGGTGCTCGCCAATGCGCAGCTGCTGGAGCTGTCACCCGGCGACGTTATGATCCCCGAGCGCATCGGGTTCCTGCACGAAGACAAGGCCGCAGCGCTTGGTCGCCTTATGGCGGTCGACGGGCAGCGCGATCCGATCAAGGTCGTGCGCAACCTTCCGTCCAAGCCGATCGATCAGGTTGTCTCCGAAGGCAAGAAGCCGTGGAAGCTGGTCACCGGCATGCATCGGGTGATGGGCGCGACCTACGAGGCGATCCCGGTGTTCGCGATCGAGGTCAGCGGCAAGGCGGAAGACCTCGCCGATCTGGAAGCGAGCGAGAACCTGCACCGCAGGCCGCTTGCTCCGATCGAACGCGCGAAGTTCACCGCTGCGCTTGTCCAGGCAGCGCAGGAGCGTGTCGCGCGCGAGCACGGTAATTTAAGCCAGCAGAAGTTGGCGATTAAAGCCCGGTGGGAGCGGGTCAAGGCTGCCGAAACGACTGCTGAGCAAGCGCTCAAAGACGAGACCGAAGATACGTGCGACACGATGTCGCGCGTATACGGGTGGCAGGAGTCGGTCGCCGATGCTCTAGGTATGACGGCGCGCACGATCCAGCGCGATCTCTCGCTCTATCATCTCATTATCAAGCCGTTCCCCGAACTCGCCGAACCGCTCTCCAAGCATCCGGTGGTGGGCGAGAATGCGAGCCAGCTGAAGGCGATCGCGCAGGTCAAGGACGAGGCGCATCGCCGCGCAGTGATCGAGACGCTGCTGGCCGATGCCGAGATGAGCGCCGACGCGGCGCGCATCAGCGTCGGGATCGACAGCCCGGCGGGAATGAAGCCCACGCCCGAACAGAAGGCTCTCGACGCGGTGATCGGTAATCTCGGGCGTCTCAACGCGACCCAGCAGAAGTCGAGCGTCGATAGCATCGTCGCCTCGCTGAAGACCGACGAGGTCAAGCGGCAACTCCGCGACCGGCTCAATCAGGAGCTGGGCGATGCCTAAAGGTCATCCGTGCCCGATCGCGGGCTGCACCCGGAATGCTAAGCCTAACCAGCTGATGTGCTGGCCGCACTGGCGGCGCGTTCCCCGCGTGCTCAACCACGCCGTCTTCGACACCTATCGCAACATCCGCAACGATCCCGATTCCTATCGCGATGCACGCACAGCAGCGATTGCCGCTGTTGAGGCGAAAGAAGCGGACGAGCGCGGGGAGGCCCGGTGATGCGCTGGCCCACTCTCACCTTTTGCCGCGCTACGGTTGTGGCGGCGGGCCACGGCGTCGTCATCACATGGCTTCGCTGGGTCGGCTATGTCGGATCGATCTCTGTCGCAGGGCCCACCATGGACGCTGCGCGGGAGCACCGCCGTGGCTAAGCGCGAGATATCTACGGGCCGCAAGCGCAACGGGCACCCGCAGGACTGGTGCGTCGATGAAAGCTGGGTGGCGTGGCTGCTGTTCAAGGCGCTCGGCGACTTTCGCCAGGAGCGTGAGGCCGGCGAGGCGATCTGGGACCCGTGCGCGGGTAGCGGTCGGACGCTTTCCACCTTCGTAGAGAACGGTTTTACCGCCTTTGCAGGCGATATCGTCGACCGGCGCGATCCCGAGCAGCTCGACTGGAGCAGCGTGCGCTTCAACCTCGCCGACTTCCTTAGCCTGAAGGCTGCGCCCGCGCTGTGCAGCATCGTGTTCAATCCGCCCTACAGCTACATCGAGGGTATCGCGGAGGCATTCGTCCGCCATGCGCTGACGCTCTCCTCGCGCCGGGTGTGCGCGGTGATGCCGATCAAGTGGCAGGGCAGTCTCGGGCGCTACCAGCTGTTCGTCGAAGACTTCCCGCCGCAGGCGATCCTCGTCTCGACACAACGGCCCTCGATGCCCCCGGGGGATCTTATCCCGGCGCTGGCCGCGCTTGGGAAGGCCTTCAAAGGCGGCGTGGTCGATTACGCCTGGTACGTCTGGAACGTCCAGGAGCCGACCCCGCGCCATCAAACGCGGACCATCTGGCTGCCGCGCCTCAGCCGTCCGGATCTGCTGGATCCGATCGAGGGGCTGGCATGAGCGTGCGCGCCGCCAAGATCGCCCAGCAGGACGCCCGGCGCGACCAGCTCGCCCGGCTGCGCTGTGAGCGCCCGCTTACCCTTCTCGAACGCGAGGAAGAGGCACGCCTGGAGCGCAGTTTGCACCTGCGCGTCTGGCGCGAGCAGCAGCGCGAAGTGGAAGCGCGCCTCGCCCACACACTGGAGCAGGAGGACGCATGATGCCCCGTCAGTCGCTCGCCGAAAAATACCGCGCGCACAATGCCGAGATGCGGCTGGCGCTGGAGACAGGCTGCACGCCGATCGAGGCGCGGTTCGAACTGCGCCGCCGCTCCAAAGGAGATCGCAAGGCACGCACCGGCGAAGCGGCCGCGCCGCAGCGCCTCCGCGATCTGCCCGACGAACGCTGGATGATGAGAGACTGATCGCGATGTCGAACCTGAAACCCGCGCCTCTGGGCCTGAGCGAAAGCGTCGTCGCAAAGATGGTCGGCGACCGTCCCGCCTTCGGTCAGGGCGTCATCCATGTGCCGATGGCACCCTATGCGCGGTGCGGCGAATGCGGTCAGCTGCGCACGGTTCCCTGCGCTTACTCGGCGTGCCCGATCCTGCAGGTGCAGGCATGAACGGGACCGCATTCGACACGGTGCGGCGCGATCTGCGCGAGCGCGGGCTGCTCGGCCGCGACAACCGCCTGACCGAGGCTGGTCACCGGCGCGCGATCGCGTTGCTCGGCGAGCTGCGCGATGCGGAAGGGCATAGCGAGCCGACTGTATCGCGGGTGCGGTGGAATCACACCTTTCGGCAGCGGAGGCGCTGAGGATGCCTAAGGCGAAGGTGCATCCCGATCAGCTGGGCTTCGTGTTCGAAGCACCCAAAGCGCCGGTCGGCGAGGCTGCGCTCGCGGGGTTCGAGCAGCGGGTCAATCGCATGGTCGGTTCGATGCTCAACAGCGACGAACGACCGCGCGAAGTGATCGCGGCCGAGATGAGCGTCTTGCTGGGCGAGGAAGTCAGCCGCGCGATGCTCGATGCCTATGCCAGCCCGGCGCGCGTCGAGCACAAGGTGCCGTTCTCACGCCTGATCGCGCTGACGCTG